CCATCCGCTGGAACCGACGCGCCTGATTTGGGTTCTTATAGCGTAAAAAATCAGGCGCGTCGGTTCCAGCGGATGGGCTGGAATGTGACTAGAGCTGTTCGCGCAGCATAATTTCACAAATCGGACGAACCACCCTACACCGCGCTCACTCATCCCCCCGAGTCTGGTTAAAAGCCGCCGGAGTGCTGGTTTATAGAGGTGTGTTCGTCCGGTACCTATAGGGTGGGTACTTCGATGCTGGCTGTCTGCTTTCAGAATCAGTGGCCCGTGCAGGCATTCGAGAATGCCATAGCGAGCGCCGCTCGATTTGAGGCAGCTAAGCTGGTGGCACTTGGTACATTACCATCAAACATTGATTTATTCGCGCTGCAAACAAAAGTGGCGCGCGAATGGTTGGAGTCTGCTGTGCCAGCAGGGAATGCATAGAGTGGGCGAAGTCATCTACGGCATAGACTTCAAGAACAAATCTCCCGACCTCGCTCGGATGTACAGCGAAGGCATGGAGATAGTATCCGCTGCCTTGCAGGAGGACACGGCTCCCTGTGAGATGATCCTATACGTAGCGCCTGACGAGGACTCGGCATGATCGATCAGCCAAAGCCTGATGAGGAAGAAAAGCCTATCTTCACGGCGAAGGAACTAAGCAACGCCTGGTATCGTCAGGTAAGGGAGAAATACGGCCCTGTGACGGAATACCAGCGACTGAACTTCGGTCCGGAATTGAAATGAGCATCAATCTTTTACGCGAAGCCGGTCTGGCTGGCATAATCATGGACTATGAGGATGGCGGCCGTACCGAGGTTTATACCTATAAGGGGCGGCAAGTTCGCCTCCCGTCGCCGGCAAGAACCGAAGACGTGATCGAGGCATTCAAGAAAGAACCCGCTTAACCCTTACCCTCCGCTGGTAACAGCCCGGTAACAGTGAAACCCAAATGGCATTCGGAACCCCATTCAAGCCCGGACAATCTGGCAACCCAAACGGGCGACCCAAGTCAAAGCCGTTCAAGGAAGCTATCCAGCGAGCCTTGGCTGAGGCCGGCGACGACAAGGCCTCTCTCCAAGCTGTTGCCACGGCTTTGGTTGATAAGGCCATGATGGGCGATGTGCCGGCGATCAAAGAGATTGCTGATCGGCTGGACGGCAAGGTGCCGCAGGGGATTATCGGCGGCGAAGAGGGCGATCCGGCGATTACGGTTACGTGGCAAAAGTAATAATACCTTACAGACCGCGACCGCAGTTTGAACCCTACCACGAACGCACGGAACGATTTGCCAAGATCGTCGCTCACAGGCGGTTCGGCAAGACGGTTGGCTGCATCAACGACAAGATACGGAAGGCGATTACAGCTCCGGTCAGGCCATCAACGCCTCCGAGGCTCGGATATGTCGCCCCCACCTATAGCCAGGCCAAGGACGTTGCCTGGTCCTATCTGAAATATTATTCGGCGCCCATTCCCGGCTTGAAGATGTCGGAATCAGAATTATGGGTTGAGTATCCGCATAACGGGGCACGGATCAGGCTTTACGGCGCTGACAATTACGACCGGATGCGCGGGCTATATTTCGACGACCTGACGATTGACGAGCCGGCGCAGATGGATCCAAGGGCCTGGCCCGAGGTGATGCGACCCACATTGGCTGATCATCAGGGCACGGCGACATTTATTGGCACGCCTGCGGGCCGGGACTGGTTTTACAAGATCGATCGCGACGAGGCGGGGGCAGAACTCCCGGGCTGGTTCAGGCGGATATTGAAGGCCTCTGAAACAGGAATTATTCCGCTCGAGGAATTGGAAAGCCTCAAGGCGGGGCTCACCGAAGAACAATACGCGCAAGAGTTTGAGTGCTCGTTTGAGGCGGCTGTTATCGGCGCCTACTACGGCAAGCTGATGGCTCAGGCCGATGCCGACCAGCGCATTACTGGAGTTCCGTATGAGCCCACAGCCCAGGTTTACACAGCGTGGGATCTTGGAATTAGAGACAGCACGGCAATCTGGTTTGCACAAGTTATCGGACGAGAAATCAGGATTATCGATTACTACGAGTCGAGCGGCGTTGACCTCGGGCATTACGTTAGGGAAATTTCAGGACGGCCCTATCTTTATGCCGGTCATATTGTTCCTCATGACGCACAAGCCAAAGAGCTGGGAACGGGCAAGAGCCGCCTGGAAGTTCTGGAAAGCCTTGGGCTGAAGAACATCACGGTTGCAGCGATGCACCGGGTTGAAGACGGAATCAATGCGGTCCGCACCATTATCCCGCGATGCTGGTTCGATGCCAAGAAATGCGCTCGCGGTATCGATGCCCTGAAGCTCTATCGAGTGGAATACGACGACAAATTGCAGGCGCTAAAGCCGAGGCCGGTTCATGATTGGACCAGTCACGCGGCGGACGCCTTCCGATACCTCGCCATGACATTGGATAGTCAGATCGTGAACACCGGATTTAATCGGCCGATCCAGTACCGAGAGCAGGGCTACGCCTGATGGCGAAAATGTCCGTCCGCGACGTTCAAACCATGCTGGCCTCTGAAAAGGCAAGCGCGCTCGCTGCTGTTACCGCAGCGCAACTCATGGGCGACCGATCGCAGGCGATGGCGTACTACCAGGGCGACATGAGCCAGGATATGCCGGCACAGGATGGCCGGTCAAAAGCCGTCTCGACCGATGTTTCCGACGCCATCGAAGGGTTGATGCCCAATCTGATGGATATCTTTGCCGGATCTGATGAGGTTGTCAGGTTTGAACCTGTCGGCCCAGAGGATGAGGAGGCTGCCCAACAGGAAACCGACTATGTGAACCACGTGTTCATGCAGCAGAACCCTGGCTTCATGGTGCTGTATTCGTTCATCAAGGATGCGCTGCTTTCCAAGACTGGGATTGTGAAGATCTGGTGGGAAGAACGCGAGGAAGAGGAACGAGAGACCTATTACGACCTCTCGGAAGATCAGTTCGCATTGCTGGTTCAGCAGGTCGCGGAATCTGATGGCCAGATGAAGATCATTGAACACACGGTCAATAATGAGCCGGGAGCCAACGAGAAGCAGGAAGAACCGGAGGGGGCGAGTTGAACGCCCCCATGATGCCGCCGCAGGGCCAGCTTGTCGCGCCGCCTCCAATGGGCGCACCGATGCAGCCTCCGATGGCTGCGCCTCCCGTAGCGCCTCCTATGGCCGCTCCTGTTACCCATGATGTGACGATCGTCTCAACTAAGAAGCTGGCCCAGGCTAAGGTAATGGGCGTGCCCCCCGAGGAGTTCGGGATCGAGCGCGGCGCCCGAACCATCAAGGATTGCAACTACTGCTTCCATGAGGTGGTGACCAAGACCGAAGCGCAGTTGATCGCGGAGGGCTTTGACGAGGATCAGGTCAAGGCTCTGACTGAATATACCGGGCAGACCGAACTTGAAACCCTGACCCGCGACACCGAACAGGAGCACTACGGTATTCAGTCCGGCGGGGTTAATTCCGCTGCTCGTCTGGTCAAGATCACCGAACACTATGTTCGGATGGACTATAGGGGGAATGGCAGGACGTGTCTGTATCTGGTCATTACCGGCGGCGATCAGGGCCAGGTTCTCAAGCGCGACGGCAAGGAAGTTATTGAACCCGTCGATGTGATTCCGTTCGCGGCGACGTGCCCGGTTCCGATTACTCATCGTTTCTTTGGTCGATCGATTGCCGATCTGGTCATGCCGAGCCAGCGGGAGAAAACCGCGCTCAAGCGTGGTGCGCTCGATAATCTATATCTGCATAATAACCCGCGCGTTGAAGTCGCGGAGGCCAATGCCGGCCCGAATACGCTGGACGATCTCCTGGTGTCGCGGCCGGGCGGGGTGGTCCGCACCAAGCAGCCCGGCGGGCTGAACTGGCAGGTTGTCCCCGATATTACTGCATCCGTTTATCCGATGATGCAGTATATCGATGCTGAACTGGAAGCGCGGACCGGACTGTCAAAGCAGTCGCAGGGCCTCGACGCCAACGCATTGCAGAACCAGAGCGCCACGGCGGTTGCTCAGGTCTATTCATCCTCGCAAATGCGGATGAAGCTGATTGCCCGGATCATGGCCGAGGGCGTCAAGGATATGTTTTCCTTGCTGCACGGCACGATCCGAAAGCACGGCCAGGAAGCACAGACCGTTCGCTTGAACAACAAGTGGGTTCAGGTCGATCCACGCAACTGGAAAACCCGGAACGACATGACCATCAACGTCGGGCTGGGAACCGGCGGCAAGGCGCAGCAGTTCGCCCAGATGATGGCGATTGCGAACATTCAAGAGAAGCTGCTGGCAGGCGGCAAAGCCAATCTGGTTGACGATACCAACCTGTTTAATGCTGCGACCGAGCTCTGCAAGATCAACGGCCACAAGAACGCGGACAAGTTCTTTAACGATCCGCAGGCGAAAGACCCGCAGACCGGGCAATTGCTGCATCCGCCTATTCCGCCCCCACCCGATCCGAAGGTGGTGGCGATCCAGGCGCAAGCCCAGAACGATCAGCAAGAGCTGGCGATGAAAGCTCAGCTTGACCAGCAGAAGGCCAAGGACGCCGCTGATCTGGCGAAGTTCAAGGCCGACATAGACGCCAAGATGAAGCTACTCGAAGGGCATATCAGGGCGATCGAAGCCGAGCGCAAGATGGCGGCCGACCAGCAACAGCACCACGCCAAGATCGCGGAAACCGTGGTCGGGATGGTGGCGGATGCCCATAACCACGATTTGAAGACCGAACAGAACCAGCAGGCCCACGAAGCCAGGCTTGAACAGATGAAGCAGAAGCCGGTCAAGAATGATTGACGAGGACAAGCTCGCTCAAGACGCTCATCGGGCAGCCCGGGCCAAGTCCCTGCTTGAAAACGAACTGCTACAGGAAGCCTTTGCATCGCTCAGGGCGCAGTACAGCGCGGACCTGATGGCGACCACGGTTGACCAGCAGGGCGCGCGAGAGCGGCTTTATCTGGCTCACCGAATTGTCGGTGAAGTCGAACGCCATCTGGGCACTATCGTGCAGGACGGCAAACTTGCGGCCCGGCAGTTGAAAGACCTGGCGGAAGCAGCCGAGCGCAAGATGGCCTGGCATCAGATTTAACAACTAAAAGGACAATTCATGACGACCGAAACCGGCTCGCCCGCCGGCGGCGAAGCTATTTTCTCGACCCCGCTTCCCGCTGACGCTCCCGAGACATTCAGTTCGCCCACCGAAGCCGCCGCATATTTCACGGCGCTGAAGGAAAAGAAACAACCTGCCGAGAGCGCCGAAGAGGCGACCGCAGAACTCGAATTGGCGCAAGCCAACGCTGACCCGGAAACGGCTCCCAGCGAAGAACCCGACGAGGCCGAACCGGCAGAAGTGCCGCCCATCGATCCTCCGAGGTCTTGGACCCAGGCTGAAAAGGAACGCTTCCAATCCTTGCCTCGCGAAACGCAGGAATATTTGCACACTCGCGAACAGGAACGGGAACGGGAATTCCGGCGTGGTCAAAACGAAATCGCTGAACAGCGTAACGCCGCTAAGGCTGCGCGCGAACAAGCGGAACAGGTAAAGCAGCAGTATCTCGAAAAGATACCGACCATCGAAGATATTCAGCGGTTCGTCCAGCAAGGACCGTTTGCAGACATCAAGACACAGGATGATGCAGACGCCCTCGCTCAGAACGACCCGTTTCGGTATCTCCAATGGGATGCGTATCAGAAGCGTTTGAGCGGCGTTGCCATTCAGGCCACGCAGGCGCAGGCGCTCAAGGCTCAGGAAAAGCAGAGCAGGCGAGCGGCATACGAAGCCGAGCAGAACGCGCGTCTTGTCGAATTGGTCCCTGACATGGCCGATCCGAAGAAGGCGGGCGAGTTGCGCGAAAGTGCCGTCAAGATGCTCACCTCTGACCTTGGAATGAACATCGATCAGCTCTCCCGATGGATGTCCGATGACGTTGGGCACGAAATTTTGTCCAATGCCGGCATTCAGAAGCTCATTGCAGATCGATTGGCATTTCAGGCGCTCAAGGCCGCTCCGAAGGCCATTGCTGCCAAGCCCCTACCGCCTGTCCAGCGACCGGGAACGTCACGTCCTGCGGGATCTGACGCATCCGAACGTGAACAAGCCCTCAACCGAAAACCCGAGCTTAGCGTCAAAGAGGCGACCGAACTGTACGAGTTGCAGTCGCGCCGACGCCGAGCCTAATCTTAAAGGACTACTGAAATGGCTCTCCCGAGCAATACCCTTGCCACCTATGAGGCGATCGGCAATCGCGAAGACCTCTCCAACATGATCTATCGAATCTCGCCCACGGATACGCCGTTCCTGTCGGCGCTGGACCGCGAAAAGGCGACCGGCACCTATCACGAATGGCAGACCCAGGCTCTTGCCGCCGCTTCGACCTCGAACGCGCAGCTTGAAGGCGACGATGCCACGACCAAGGCGATCACCGCCCGCGTTCGTCTCGGCAACTACTGCCAGATCTCGACCAAGACCGTCCGCGTGTCGGGCACCCAGCAGGCTGTTCAGACTGCCGGCGTTCCCAACGAACTGGCGAACCAGGCGATGCTTGCCGGTCTCGAACTCAAGACCGACATTGAATCGCAGATGGTCGGTTCGAACCAAGCGCGCAATGCCGGCGCCGACGCCACGGCCCGAGTTTCGGCCTCGATCCTGTCTTGGATCAAGACCAACACGGACAAGGGCACGGCGGGCGGCGCGGCTGACCCGGCTGCGGCTGATGGTACGGGCACCCGCACCGATGGTACGCAGATCGCCTTCACCGAAAGCCGCTTGAAGTCGGTTCTTCAGAAGTGCTGGACGCAGGGCGGCAAGCCCGGCACCATCATGCTGGGCGGCGGCAACAAGCAGGCGTTCTCGACCTTCACCGGCCGGGCTTCCCCGATTGAGGAAACCAAGTCCAAGAAGATCGTCGCCTCGGTGACGGCCTACGAGTCGGACTTCGGCACCCTCACCGTTGTTCCGAACCGCTTCATGCGTACCCGTGACGTTCTGGTCCTGGAAATGGACAAGTGGGCTCAGGCTCATTTGAACGGCCGCACCATGGTCAACCTGCCGCTGGCGAAAACCGGCGACTCCGACCGTCGCATGATGCTTTCTGAATACGTGCTGGTAGCTCGCAATGAAAAGGCGAGCGGCGGCGTGTTCGATTGCACCGTTCCCACCTGATAACCTCGGGGGCCGGTTAATTCCGGCCCCTTTCATTTTTGAAAGGATATCCCGATGGGAACAACTGACAATTTCGATTCCAGTGCGCTTACGCGCGCCGTTGCCACTTCCACGCTCCCGGTTCTTCGGGCCGCCAACGCTGGAGCCGGCAATCTTACGCTCGATCAGGTATCGCCCTTTGTGGGACGCTATCGTCATCTTACGATCGGCGGCAATCTCGGCACGCTGTCCTCGCTAGGCACCAACAAGACGCTGGTTGCGGGCACCACCTATGTGGCGGATATCTTCATTCCGCTATCAAGCGTTCTTCTAACCGGCATAGGCGTACTGAACGGGGCCACGGTCGGAACGGACAAGGGCATCGTTTCCCTGTACGACTCGACCGGCGTTCTCCTGGCAAACTCTGCACTGGCAGGCGCCACCACTTCCGGCGCCAATGCGTTCCAGCAGTATGCGTTCACGGCGACTTACACGACTGTGAAGCCGGGCCGCTTCTGGATTGCCTATCAGTCGAACGGCACCACGGACACGATCAGGACGGTCGCCACGGCGACCTGGGTTGATCTATTGACCCAATCCGCTACCGGAGCTTTCGGCACATTGCCGGCGCTGACGCCTCCGACGACGTTTACCGCCGACGTTGGCCCTGTCGCTTACGCCTACTGATCCCACCTTATCTGAAACTTGACGGCGGGCTCCGGCTCGCCTTTTTTCTTTGGAGCAATCTCAATGGCTATTCCCGGCAATCATCCCATGCTTAAGGAGGCGTTCGGGCAGCAGATTTATTGCCCGTCGATTGGCGGTACGCCAGTCTCCGCCTACTTCCGTGTTCCCTTCAATGCCCGTATCGGTACGATCAGCCTCACCCCGCAGGGCACGATTACGACCGCTGACTGCGCGGTTGCAATCGCCATCAACGGAACGACCAATACCAACCTGGCCGGCACGTTGCCGGTTTCTGGCGCGGCTCCCGGCACGGCCGCCTCATGGGCACCCGCTATTCTGACCTATGTGGCTGAAGGCGATATCATCAAGTTCACGCCCTCGGGCGCTTCCGGCGCGTCGATCGGCGGCATCTTCGCCATGAACCTGATCGCAGGCTAACCCATGACGCAGTATTGGGGAACGGGCCGCTTAGGCACAGTCCAGTCCGCTGCCTATACGGGGACGGCTGGCACCACGACGAACGTGGTCACGAACGGCGTTCAGAAGGTGCGGGTTCTGGTCACCACGGATGCTTATGTCCGGATCGGCGTCAACCCTACCGCAACGACTTCTGACACCTATGTGGTGGGGCTTTCACCGGAATACTTCACGGTTATGTCAGGCGAGAAGGTTTCCGCAGTTCAGGTCTCAAGCGGCGGAACGCTTGTCGTGACCGAGATTTCCTAAGTGTTCGATATCCACATCGACGACGACGCAACCGAGCGGCGTTTATTACTTCACATCATCAAAACGCAAGGAGTCATCATGTCCGACTTTTCCAAGCTGAACGCTGATATTGCCGATCTTTCGGCCAAGGTGGATGCCCTGATCGCGAAAGCAAATACTCCGCCGCCCCCGGTCGATGAACAGCCCGCCGTCGATGCGGCTGCGGCTGCCGTAGAAGCTATTGCGGCGAAGATCCCCGCCTAAATGCTCCAGACCAAAATCCACCTCGATAGCAACGGGCAAGACCTTGCTATCGAGCACATCCAGGATGTCGAGCCAATCCTAGAGCGCAACAAGACGCTTAGGACGCTTGAGCAGACCAAGACGGACGGGCTTCGCGAAGTCGCGGAAATCCCGAACGTAATCCTTATTCAATGGCTGGACGAGGAGCACGCCAAGGGCAACACCGACTTGCGGATGTTTTCGGCCGAGTTCGATCTTCTGGTCAAAAAGAAGCTGCAAGACCCCGATTGGGCCTATCTTCGAACGGACAAGCCCGCGCTGGTCGTGGGTTGGATGGGGTTCGGTAGCTGATGGCGACGATCACCACCTACGCCAACCTACAAAATGCGGTAACAGAGTGGCTTGCCCGCGATCAGGATACAACGCTGATTGCGCGCATCCCAACTTTTATCCAATTGGCGGAGGCGAAGTTCAATCGCGAGCTTTACGTCAGGCAAATGGAAAGCCGGGCTACGACGACGGTCAACACCAGTTCAAGTGAACCCGAGTTCATATCTCTGCCGGCGGATTTTCAGTCTATGCGGCGTGTCCGATTGTCCGGCGTAACCGGAAAGCCATCGCTTTCGTTCATGTCCGGCCAGCAGATGGAAGAATATCGCTTCAACAATGCCAACGCTTCCGCGCAACCCCAATACTTTACCATTTTCGGCACTGAAATGGAATTGGCCCCGACGCCGGACGGAGCTTATGCGCTGGAAATGATCTACCGACAGAACATTCCGCCGCTGGCGACGAACGATCCGAATTGGCTGCTATTGCTCGCGCCTGATTTGTATCTTTACGGCGCCCTGTTGGAGTCTGCGCCTTACATCAAAGAAGATGGCCGCATTCAAACGTGGTCGGTCGGGATGGCGTCTGCTCTAGCCAGTCTGAATAATCTTGGACTGACCTCGA